AAGTATGATATCCTATAAAACCAGTAACGCCTGTAATTCCTATTTTCATTTTATAACCTCATTTTATATTACATTTAAATTCAAACTACAGTATAATCCAGTTTGTATTTCAATGCAATAAATAATATATAAAAAGGAAAACGTATGAAATTGAAAGAATATCTAAATGAGAATAAATTAACTCAAAACAAATTCTTAAATGAATTAGAAAAAGAGACTGGTCATGTATTATCACAAGGTGGTTTATCTAAATACATATTAGCTCAAAGAATTCCTAGCTTAGAGATCATGAGAGTCCTGAGAGACTTTACGAGTATTCATGGTAAGGGAAGAGTTGAACCAAATGACTTTTATCTTTAATCTATTTAAGCTCATTTGAAGAGCTACCCATCTGAAGATCATCATACCAGTTACTGCTATCTGACTTAGGAGTAACTTTTGCTATCTCCTGCATCTTGTAAGAGTCGTAGTCAAGATATCTTTTTTGGGTGAGCCAAGTAGTGCAGTGAGGAATAAACTTCTTGTCCATGCCTTTAGCCTGAATATCATTATTAAATCTATTTAACATCTCCAAAAGATTATCTTGTTGAATGGTCTTGATTGCTACTTTATATTTCACTTCTGCTTGATGCTTATTTTCTTTTCTTGGATAGGCTTCCCAAAAACTTTTAAAGTCATACATATTATCTTTAGTATTATCTTTAGTTTCTTCTTTAGTATTGGGGGGTGTGGAGACCACGAGGGGGGTAGCATCCAGTACAGGAGGGGTGGGGGTCTGTAGACCCATAGGGGGGTTGTCTGTAGACGTAAGGGTAAGAAAGTAACGATTGGATGTATTACCACCGTCAGCCTTATACCTCGTTTGTATTTTTAACAGACCTAGCTCTTCAAACTCTTTAACTATTCTAGCGATATGCTTTGGGTCTTTGAGTCCTGCAAGTTTTGCTATATGGGAATAAGAAGGGTAACAACTATTCTGATCATCACAGTAGTTTGCCAAAAGAATTAGTATCAATCTCTTGGTCGGTGTTTGGTTTTCAAATTGAATCTTCAGGGCTTTGTTCAGACATTCTATGGACATAATTTACTCACTCTCTTTTTTATCTTGGGTTAGACAAGATACTTTTAATTAATATTAGTGTCAAGACAATTTGGAATATCAACTAAACTTCCTTTGCGTTGGGCTTTCATTATCAGAGACATCTCTAATCATCCATCCGATAGGTAAATCTTGTTGAGCTGGA